AGTATTCAATAAAACTTCAAGCACCGCTTCCATTGAATGCTTTTTCCCTGTTGCCTTCCATAAATCAAATTGAATGTCAAGCAGCCTTTCTCTTATAACCTTGTTTCTAAAGGTTACCCCGTACATTTCTTGAGGTTTTGTTGTGTTCATTTTTTTTAAATTATTATACAAATATAATATTATTTTTTTAAAATTGGGGAAATAAATCCGCGTTCGCCCTCAGACACAAACATTGAATGCCTGTATGTATTTGACAGATGTCCAACTACTATCTTGTTATCCGATATAAATTTCATCAACGGGTGTACCGTGTTGTTCCAATCAAAAATATCAACCCATTTATCAGGTGAATAAACTTCTTCTTCCCTGTTCAACGTCACCAATGATAAATCAAACTTGCCGCCAATCTTTTGTAACAAAGAAGGCTTAAAGAACTCGCAACTTCCCCGAAGCCAACCAACAGGATCGCCACAGGAATTGGAAAGGATTTCCCAGTGTTCTCCCATAAAGTGAATGATATTCCCGAACCATTTGTAGTTATGAATAAAATTGTCATCATGCGTGAAAAGAAGCAAATCGTATTCCGTGAAATTGTGTTCCTCCAGCCATTGATTTGAACAACCCCAATCGCCAACGGTGTTCGGGTATTCTTTATAATTCCAGCCTAAGTCTTTAATCTGCTCAATCGTTGCAATTTCTTTGTAAAGCACGGTGTCAAATTCCTTTAATGCCAATCCCTTTTTTTCCTCCTTTGAATACTTTGGGTCACGGTGTGAGATACAAAATAAATCATACGTCCAGTCTTTGACTACTATTTGCCTTGCGACTGATTCATAAAAATCTAAGGGGAAATGCCAACCTGAGGCAACAACGGCTAACCTCATAACATCAAAGATAAAGAAGGAAAGTCCTCGTTAATTGTAATAAAATTTATACCCGATGAATTGATAGGCTGAAAATCTTTCATCCATTCGACCTTGTCCCTTTCCTTGCTACCGCCTTCAAATAAAATTGAGCCGTTTAAAAAATGGTATTCCTTTAAACTTTTTAAATACTTTAAATGCCCCGCGTGGTTGCTTATGTCAAAGTGCATCAGGTCAAAGGGTTCTGGTTTCCAATTATAAAAATCCATTTCAATCAATTTAACATACTTTGATAAACCCAATGAAAAGATAGTTGACCTTGTACTATCTTTTGAAGCATTTTTGTAAGGGTATCTTTTCCATAAATCGTAACAAATTATTTTACCGTCACTATCTAAGTCTCGTAAAGCCTGAGCCATTGCGACGGCTGAATAACCGTGTAGCGTGCCGAACTCAATGATTATATTAGGATTCATTGTAAGCACCGTATTGTAAAGGGTCTTACCGATGTTATTCTTATAATAACTTGAGGGTATATCGTAGTTATAATATGCCATTAAAAAGGAAATTCTGATTCTGATTTAAATGTGGTTGCTTCTGTTACTTTTGGATTTTCCCCAGTTGTTGGCTTGCCTCCAAATTCCAAAGAATTTACCATGCAGCGAATAACTGCTTCGGCTGCACCAGTATTCTTGTTTAGATATCCATTTACCCCGCCTGTTCCTTCCACGACAACATAAGTACCTTTTACAATATGCGGCGCAAGTTTGACACCACGCTCACCCCAGATTGAACACGTTACCCAAATAGTCTTTTCCGATGGTGTTGGGCTATATACCTTTTCCGTATGAGCCACGGAGAAAGAACAAACGGTATTATCACCGACATTTTTTACCTCAGCGTCTTGCCCGACGCGACCGCTTACAATTAATTTAATCATTACCAACCCTTTTTTATCTGTTCAACAATATATTCTCTGTCCACGTCCGTCACCCACCAGCCAACTGGAAGGCTGGACAATTTGCCAATTACTTGTTCAATGTTTGGTAGTTCTGTTTTAAATTGCTTTACACATGGGTGTAAATCATTGCGCTCATGTACTTGCGATGTCATTACGCCACGGTCTTTCATTGCCCTTTGAAAATTATCCCTGTCCTCAACCAGAATGGAATATATCCAATATGCTGAACCTTCATCGTAATACAAATTATTTATCCTTGGCGCATAATTTTCATTAATCCACCAGTCGTAAAAACCAGCATTATTCTGGTGTCTTCTAACATTATCCCCAAATATTTTAAGGTTCTCAATCCCAATGGCGGCGTTAATGTCGTTCATGTGGAACTTATAACCCCAATCGTTTATCGGTGCTTCGCATCTAAAGTCCTTTCTGTCACCTTCCCTGTCAATGCCATACCAACGGAGTAACTTTGCCTTTTTATATTCTTCCTCATTTGGCAATATCAACAATCCACCATCACCCGTGGTAAGGTGTTTTATAGCTTGAAAGGAAAAACAACAGTAATTTTGTGAGTTCCCGACCAACGTACTTTCGTCTTTAGTGGCTGGCAGTTCGTAATATGAGCCGAAGGCGTGGGCGCAATCCTCAATAATATCAAGTCCCGTTAATGACTTTATTTTCTTTACGTCTGCTGCTGCACCTCCCCAATGGACAACCATAACCGCGGCAACCAAAGGAGTAACAGATTTAGCAACCGATGAAGGGCAAATATTTAAAGTGTTCGGGTCAATGTCTGCCCAAATGATTTCAAACCCAGCCGCAAGTATCGCCCAGTTGGTTGCCGTGCAAGTCAAAGGGGTTGATATAATGTATTTTTTTTTAGGGTGTTTGTCCTTAATTATTCTTAAAGCAAGGTGCAAAGCGCTTGTTCCTGAGTTGACCGTAACAAGGTAAGGATTATTGAAGCTTTGTTTTAATTGGCGTTCAAATTCCTCAACGACTTCGCCTTGACCAATGAAGCCTGAGGATAAAACTTTTTCCACGGCTTTTGATGCCTCTGGATTCATAGCAACTTTAAATAATGGTATCATTTGATGTGGTTTGCATGGTTTATAAAATATTTATTCCCCTCGTTTTCAAACGGCGTCCCGATATACTTTGAACAGTTGCCTTTTAAGATTGCAACCTTTATTCTATCCTCATAGTTCCAAAGGACAAAAGGGAAAGAAATCTGGTCACGGCTGGAAAACTTGCAGACTTGTTCAAACCAAGCTAAACCAAAATCAATAGTAATTTGATTTACCTTCCTGATATAACAACCCATTTCGTAAAGCCCAAAGTACGGCGGCATTCCAACGGATTGGTAAAATTCCATTTGACTTTTTACAAGGTCTTCATTATCTAACTTTGCCTCAATCACGGCGGCAACTTCCTGATATAAACAACGTCTTTGTGCGTGACGGAAAACATATAAATCAGCGTCCCCGTATTCCTTGATTATTTCTTCGGGATCGATTGCCAGTTGGTGTGTTCCATCATGCCAAATGATATAATCAAAGTCAATATTTAAAGCCTGGGGAATGCAAAGAATTTTTTCAGCCTTCGCGTTGCGTCTATGCTTCATAGGGTCAATCATACTAAACTGATGGTTCTGGACTTGATTCCATACATTTAGGTCATGGTTAACTTCATCGACAAAAGCAAGGTAAGTACAATTATCAAAGGTCGTCTCAGGGTCAACTAGTACGTCTTTGTTTCCAGTAATTGAGGTAATAATTAGGTAGTTCATAGGACAAATATAAACTTTATTATTTTATAAATTAAATATTATTTTTAACAAAATTATTTTTATCTTTGTGGCGCAAGGTGGCGAAATGGAAGACGCAAGGACAGCGTAATTGCTTATAAAATGGTTTCCGAAAAGTTGTGGGTTCGATTCCCACCCTTGCTACAACTAAGAAAAATGTAAAAATGTAAATAATATTTTGTATATTTGTATTGTTCTTTTGAATGGTGTAGCAGGTATTCAAAAGGAAATGAGACAAACCATTGTTTCAACCTATGCCAACGAACTGCTACTCGTTGGCATTTTTTTATACCTATGCAAATATTACAGGAACTTGAAAGCCTTATTCCCCCATTATCAAACGAGGAATTTAAGCAGCTGGAACGCAATATTCTTGAAGAAGGAATACGCGAACCATTAATTACATGGAACGGTATTTTAATCGACGGGCACAACAGATACAGGATTGCCCAAGAACATGATATAAATTATGAAACACTTGAAAAGGAGTTTGAGAATATTAATCGTGTTAAGGAATGGATGATTAATAATCAGTTTGGGCGAAGGAATTTATCTAATTACCAAAGAAGCGTTTTAGCCTTGCAACTTGAAGATGTGTTTCGGGAAAAGGCAAAGGAGAATCAAATAAGAAAGCCTGATTTTGTTTTGCAGAAATCTGCAGAACAAAACCCGATAGATACAAGAAAAGAAATTGCAAAGGTTGCTAATGTTTCACACGACACAATAGCTAAAGTAAAGAAAATTGAAGCCAACGCCACGCCCGAAGTGAAAGCAAGATTGAACACTGGAACAATGTCAATTAATGAAGCATACAAGGAGATAAAGAAAGAGGAGAAGATTGAAGAAACAAGGAAAGAAAAAAATGAAATAATTAAACAGGTTGAAGCGATTGAAATATCAAATGTTTTTAACGGTGATTCAATAAATTTTATTGATAAAATAGATTTTAAAATAAAATGCGTCATAACCGATCCTCCGTATGGCATGAATTATATTTCCAATAGAAGAACTGCCTCCGAAAAAGACAAAGGTATTTCTAATGATGAAAATTTAGATTTAGCCATTCAAACGGTTAATAAGGTATTTAGTAAACTTTATAATAAGATGGAAGAAAACTCCGCTTTGTTTTGCTTTATAGGTTGGAAGCAAGAAAAATACTTTATTGAATTAATCGAAGATATTGGTTTTGAGGTTAAAAATGTACTGATATGGAATAAAAACAATCATGGTACAGGGGATTTGATTTATTCTTTTGCTCCTAAACATGAAAGAATAATTTATGCAACAAAAGGAAAAGTAAAATTAAATTACAGGCATCCAGATGTTTTAGAAGGTTCTGACATTAGAACAAATCACCCAACTTCAAAACCAATTGATTTATTAAAAAAATTGATTGAAAGTACAACTTTACAGAATGATATAATAGTTGACCCTTTCGCTGGGCATGGCAGCACAGGAATAGCAGCTAAAGAATTAAATAGAAATTACTGGTTATGTGAATTGGATTATGAAAATTATTGCATGATTAAAAATAATATAAATGAATAAGAAAACCACAACCTATAAAAGTGACATATCTATTGGAGTTAAATCTGAAGATTTAATTATCAATTGGTTTAATAAAAATAATTACAAATACATAGATAGAAGAAAGGATAAAACTTATAGAGAAATGGATATTGATTTTGTTATTGAATTTAGTGAAAAATATACGCCAAGAATAGAAGTTAAAACAATTCAAAATATGGATTATATTAATATTGAAACTGTTTATGATATTAATAACAGACATTTACTAAATGATTGGTTAAATTGTTGTAAGGCTACTTTTATATTTTTTGTTTGTCCTAAGCAAAATAAATTTATCAGCTTAGATTATCAAAAATTTAAAAAATGGTTTATGCCATTAAAAAATAAACATGAAGAATTAGTCAATAAAACGACGATTAAAGGAAATAAATCACATACGTCTGCTTTTGTAAAACTACCTATTAATGTAATTGATAAAGAATTATTTAAAATCATAGACTTATGAACAAACTAAACAACAAAATCAAAGATAATTTTACGATTATCCCCAATGACATTATCCGAAACAAAAGCCTGAGCGACCGCGCGCGTTTCATCTTTTGTTATATGGCTTCCATGCCTGATGACTGGAAATTTTATCAAGGCGTAATGGCAAAGGAACTGGGTTATACTAAGGATACCTTGAGGAAATACATTGAAGAACTTTTGGAGACAGGGTATTTGGACAGGGAACAAAGAAGGGAAGTTGGAAAATTTGATAGTTACGATTATACCTTAAATTTTTCACCGTGTACTAAAAAAGCCGACACGGTAAAAATCCGCGACGGTAAAAAACCGATACGGGAAAAGTCGTCACTAACAAATACTAACTTAGAACAAAGAAAGACTATTATAAATATAGACTTAGACAAAGAGTTTGAAAACGAGTTTTCCACCTTTGAAAAAATTACAATTGATGATTCTCAAAGTAGCAAAGTGAATCCGTTTAGCGTTGTTGCTAAGTTGCAAAGTGAAAAAGAAGAAAAGAAAATTTCCGGCAAAAGAAAAGAAGAAAGCACCGAGCCCAAACCCGAGCGCAAGCCGAACCCGACTTACGAAGCCTTCACCGTGTTCTGCCAAACCTTTGAACAGTTATCTGGCGCAGCTTATCCAACAGACCAAAAAGGAAATTACATAATGAGTCCCAAAGATGCTGGAGGCATGGTGTATTTGTTGCGGTGGATTGAAAAAGTTGATCGGAATAACGACACAAACGAAGCTTTAAAAGTATTTTTGCAAGCCGCCTGGAGCCTGCCTGACAAATGGTTAAAAGCCAATTTTACCCCACCCATTTTATACGGACAGGCAAACAAAGTTTATACGGCTTACCAGACTTCGTCCCCAGCGGCAAAGAAAAAGGCGTATGACGATGAAGTTGATAGGCTACTTGCTGAGTATATACAAACTTTAAAACAAACACAATAAAAACCAACTTATATGACAAACGACGAAATTTATTTAAAATCTTTAATTGGAACTAAAGTACATGATTTAACTATGAATAGGAATGGATTTATTAAAAGTATTGCTTTTCATTCTAAAGATTGGAAAATTTGCTGGTTTAATTTTAAATGGGAACATGGAGAATATATGAGGCAAATAACTGAACTTAAAATATATAAACCAAAACAATTAACTTTAGAATTATAAAAACCAACCTTTATGAATTTACCAGCCATTGCAATGAACATCGAGGAAAAGATACAAGACATTCAACTTGTTATCGACAATCGAGAAAAAAGATTATTTAAAACGGGCATCGTTGAAAACCTGCCCAAAATTAACGAGGTTGTTAAAAACATCCTGCCCCTTTATGGCATTGATGCAAGTCCAGAACACTTGACTGAGGTTACAAAGTTTATCACCACTTACAAATTAATTGCCGTTGATGAAATTAAATTGGCTTTTGAAAAGTTTGCAAGGCAAGAATTGAAAATTGATGACCACAAGTTATACGGCAAAGTTGATCTGGCTGCTATTGGAAGGATTCTTACCGCTTATATCAATTGGCGGCAAAAGGTTTATTTTACCGTTGATATGGAAGATGAAAAGAAACGGGCAAAGCTACAGGAAGAACAAAGGCAGGTTGAGGCAAAGCGCAAGTTTTACGCCGAATTTCCCGAGATGTTAAGCGGCTTTAAAGGTGAATCATACGAAGACGTGCCAGTATATTGGTACGACGCGGCGATGGAGGCTGGGTTAATTGGTTACGCTGAAGGAGAAAAACGTGCCATTTGGGAGGAGGCTCAGGAAATTGCAAAGAAACAAAAGATACAAGCGGACAGTTACATTGATTTTAAAACCCAGTTGCATAGGGTGGAAGAAGAAGGGAAAAAGCGGGCGATTATCATAGCGCAAAAATTGGCGGTCTGGAGGATCGTGTTAAATAAGGCATAATTTTTCATGCAATCTGGTTTTCATGGTGGGAGATAAATTATTTCCCACTTTTTTTTAAAATAATGTTGTAAATATTTTTTAATATAAATAATTATAATTAAATTTACATATTGAAAATAACAAAAACAACCAATCATGAAAAAGCAAATGACAATTAGAGAAATTTTAAGATTATTGTATGATAGCAAAAAATATGCTGTCGTTGGTTCTGAAGAAATGAGAAACCAACAATGCAGAGATTTTTTAGCATATATGAATAATCCTGACAAAACTTACAATGTTATCGATGAAGGTTCTCACCTTCTTATCTGGAACTAATTATTTATTTTAAAACAACCAATTATGAAGATTACAAAATTTACAGCCCGCATTCCACTGGGCGACGAAAGAAAGAAATACTTTGTCAATGTGGTTTTTTCATGCGGCTTTGGCTTATTTGGGCAAACGTTTAAAAATTCCCCAGACTACCTTATCGACTTGCATTCTTTTGAGGTTGATCCCGATTACCTTGAGCAACATCCTGAGAAAAACGTTGGCGCAAGAATGTTACTGCCAATGATAGATGAATACCAAGACCTTTGGCAAATTTGCAACGATTAATAAACAACTTTAAAAACAACCAATTATGAATTATTTACCAGAAAGCGCAAACAAAATGATAGATTTTTATCAAGAAACTATTGAACGATATCAGGCTGATATCAACAAGTTAAACAAAGAAAACGACATTTATTGGTATGCCTCTTTAGATATGTATATGTATTGCCTAAGATATACATTTAAGGTAATTGATACTTATAGACAATTCCCAATTCAATTTTACAAGGATGAAATTATTGAAATGAAAAACCGTTTTCTTAAACATGCAGAAAGTAGCAAAGATACAAGGCTCTATAACTTGAATATAAGTATCGTAAGGTATTGCGAAAGTGCATTTGCTGAAATAGAAAAAATACCAACAAAATGAAAATACAAGACTTCGCGTTAAACGCCTCATTGACCGTTTGCCCTTCCCATATTGTTGAGCCTGATCACCTGAAAAGATGGTGGAGGCAGCGCGGGGTTGGCGAACTTGAAAAATGGTTTGTCTCAGGAAACTCCATTCACTACAATGATGAAATAGACTGGAAAAAAATAAGTGACCATAAAAAATCCTTATGGTACGATTCTCAAAACTTTCAAATAAATATGGGTCATGAATATTCTAAAAGGACGAGTTAAATACACCGCGGGCAAAGTTTTTGAAGGGCAATACGGTCCTTCCATCAACGCCGCAATTACTTTGGATAACGGTACGGACATCCGCGTGTACGGCAAACCAGACGATAACAAGTTGATGGCATTGAAGAAAGACGATGTCGTTACGATTATCCACGACGGCAAAAGTTACAAGGTTGCTTTTGATATGGTTACCGCCAACGAAATACCCGAAAAGGTACAAACACCCACGGAAGGAAATAACGTGCAACAGGCGGCAAATGTAGCCCCTAAAACGAACGGTAAATTGACTGCTGAAGAAATAAGCGAAAAGGCTACTTTTATGACGGGCATTTACGCCGACATATACCACCAGTTGCAAGCCTCAGGTTTAGAACCAGCGCAAGCGCAACCAGCAGCCGCGACAATATTTATACAGATAGGAAAATTATTTTAATTTCATATTGGTATGTTTGCCCCAGCCTGAAAAATGGCTGGGGATTTACCAATACAAAAAAACTTAGATGCTTTTACCAAAACCATACATATCAGTGAGCCAAATAAACCTTTGGTACAGTGACCGACAAAAGTACATTAACCGATATTTCCTTAACCTTCCCGAAGAACCATCTATTTACATGAACTTTGGAAAACAATTTGCCGAAGACACGGAGGCGTATATCAAAGATGGAATCATCATGGAAACCTTTCCCGATTTTTACATTGACAAGATTCAAAGCTTCAAAGGTTGCGAGGCTGAAAAAGAAATAAGCCTGAGTATTAATGACATTCAAGTCAAAGGTTTTATTGACGTTTGGGACGTTGAAAATAACAGGGTCATTGATTTTAAAACCTCAGGAAAGCCGTGGACAATGGATACGTTAAAAGATAGCCTTCAAATGAAGGTGTACGCTTTGGCGATGTTTGTCAACGGTGAATCAATACCCGAAAGTCAAATCAACTGGCTGGGGACTAAGAGAACAAAAGACGGCTTATCTTTCACGGGTGAAAGTTTTGAATTAAATTATACCTTTGAAATGGATGAACTTTTAAAAGCCATTGTTTTAATTGAGCAAACTTGCAAGGAGATAAGCGAGGTTTATAAAGGTTTTATAAATAAATACTAATGAAAGAAGCAATCCGACACAATGAAAACAAAATCCGCTACGACCTTTGCCCAGCCATTGCGCAAAGGGAATACGCGAAGGTTTGGACGCAAGGACTTGAAAAATATGATGCTGGTAATTGGGAAAAAGGATTTCCCTTTTCTGTTGTCATTGCCTCCGCTATGCGTCACCTGGAAGCCATGCGACTTGGTGAAATGATTGACGCTGAAAGTGGGCTTTTGCATTCAGCGCACTTAATGGCAAATGCGGCAATGCTAACAGAATTTCATTTTACTCACCCAGAACTAAATGATTTAAAGAAATGAGCAAACAAACGGCAGTTGAATGGGTAATTGAGCAATATATTAATAAAAATCGTGGACTTGAAGTATTTATGAAAGCAATACAAATGGAAAAGGAGCAGATAACGGAGGCTTTTAAAGAAGGAAATTTATATAATGGGTGGGCATTAAAGCATGAGCCAGAACAATATTACAACGAAACTTATAAAAAAGAAGAAAAATGATTTTAACAGACAAGACAATTATTGACGAAATCGCCTTAAAAAACATAGTCATTGAGCCATTAATAGAGGCAAACATTGGTACTAATAGCGTTGATTTAACGCTGTCAAAAACTTTGTTATTATACACCGAGCAAGTTCTTGACACAAGAAATAAAAACGATTATGCAGAAATTGTAATTCCCGATGAAGGCATGATTTTGCAACCTGGCATTCTTTATCTTGCGTCAACTGTCGAATATACCGAAACCTTGCGCCACGTTCCAATCATTCAGGGCAAATCATCATTAGGAAGATTAGGGTTATTTGTTCACATAACCGCAGGATTTGGCGATGTAAACTTTAAAGGACATTGGACGTTGGAACTTGCTTGCATTCAGCCAGTAAAGATTTACCCTGGAATGAAAATAGCCCAAATTTGCTACCATGATATTTCAGAAATGCCTTACACTGATTACGCATCAAAAGCAGATGCAAAGTATAAAGACCAGGGAAGTAATCCAGTGCCTTCAAAAAACTATTTAAACAAATAGCCATGACAGAGGAGCAAAGGGAAAAACAAAGGAAATACGACCGCGATTATTATCGAAATATGCTTCCTTTTGTAAAGGAGAAAAGAAAAGAAGATGCAAGGAATAGGAACAGAGATAAATACTGGAAGTTAACAGAGGAAGAAAGGCAGACAAAGAAAGACAAAAGTCTTGCTTATTATTACGCAAATATCGAGACATTGAAAATCAAATCAAAAGCCTATCGAGAACGAAAATTAAAAAGTAAGTATGAGTGACGAGGAAAAAAAAGCACGGAAATCGGAGTATATGAAAAAATACTACCTAAACATGAGCGATTATCAAAAGGAAAAAAGGCGGTTAAAAAACCTTGAGAACAAAAAAAGGAGATACGAGGAGAATAAAACAAGGTGCAAGAATTTAAACTACGACAAAAACAAGGCTTATTATTACAAAAACATTGAAAAAATTAAGGCTTATCAAGCCGAATATCGTAAAAAACAAAAAGAAAAAAAAGAATCATGTTAACAGAAAACGAAAAACAAAAATTAGGTAAAGACATTGCACTTATCATTGTAGCTGCTGGAGGTATCTTAACCTTATCCTTTGCCATTTACTTCATTGTTGACCTTGTAAAAAAATGGTACTGATGAAATACGAAATCAAATGGAAAAGCGGGAGAATTATTACCGACGCGGAAACGGTTGAAGATGCAATAAAAAAGTTTAAAGAACTGGGTATAGAGGTTGCAGATAAAGAAATAAGTATTGCATCATTTGGTTGATTTTGTCCCGTATCTCATTGGTACGGGATTTTTTTTTAAAATAATGTTGTAAATATTTTTTTATGTAAATAATTTAAATTAAATTTACAAATTGAAAATAACAAAAACAACCAAAATGATTACATTAACCACTTCACTAAGAGAAACACTAAAGGCTCAAGATATTATCAGAGACCTTAACATTGCTTGTATTTTTGATATTCAAGAAGAACAAGTTGCATCAAATTGCTGGACTTTTACCACGTTTGAGGAAGACATGGAAGACATTTGCCATGATATTGAAAATATGTTATCTAAATCAGGGTTAGTAGAATTTGAAATTTCTTTTAACAACTAAAAACAACCAAAATGGAAAAGACAATTTATTCAGTAATGTACTTTGGCAACGCCAAAAGGTATCAAGATTTAAACGAGGAAGTAGCCGCTTACTCAAAGCGCCATGCTGTTGAACAAGTTTATTCAAAGATGCGCAATGAAGATTATTTCCCTGAGGATGAGTTTACATGGGGTGGACTTGTTCGCGATTGCGATGGCAACGTGATTGCAGACGCCAACGACATAACCATCGAGTATGATGGTGGATACTTTTTTGCTGAACCAGTAATGCAATAATCATGAAAGAGCCAATTATTGAGACATACGTCCCTCAGAACAAACGCCTTCCCTATCAAATAGCTGGAGGCATCGGCATTGCTTTTGTCATTGGTTTAATTTATTCACCAATCAACACCCAATACAATTATACTTCCTTTGTGCCCATCATTCAAAAAGATACTGTTTACGTTCACAAAATTACGTCGCTTACTATCCAGGGTAAAGAGGAAAAAAAGGAAGTTGATGAAAGCGCCTACGGATCTCGCAGCTACGGTTGGGAGGTGCGCAAGTTATCAGGGGAACAACTCAGGCAAACGCTAGAAGGTAGAGGATTCCGCAACCTTGCAAAAGTTGACAGGGCGAAGCTTCGCCGCATATACCTTGCCTATTGTTACGAATCAATGTTAATGAACATACACGTTTTAACCGACTTTCCCGTATCCATGATTTATTCCTTTTTTATAATTGAAGCAACCTCGCAAGGTGTTGAAACGGAGTTGTGGCGTAAACACGCCAACGCTGGAGGAGTTAAGGCTTTAAAAGGTCATGATTATGTAACGTATAAAACACGCGAAGTCATCAGGGGAAGAAACAAGTTTATTAGGGCAAAGTTTATGAGTGCAGAAACAACCGAAGAAGGCATGAAGCTTTGGGCAGGTGTTTTAAACTCTGGAAGGTACGCGGCTTGTAAAAAGGCAAATTACAAGATGAAAGGAATCAAGTTGTACGAATCAATATGTAAATGCGTGTACAAATCAGGATACCACACGGATACCGATTACAAGTTCCGTGCCTCATTGATGGCTGAATACTGGCAAATCAAACGGGATAATTTCCCTTTGAAGAAAGAATACAATCAATTTTAAGTTTTTTTTTAAATTTTTGTGTAAATATTTTTTTGTTTCATAATTTGTTTTTATATTTACATATCGAAACAAGGAAACGATATTTCACCACTTAAAAAACAACAAAAATGACAGCTTCAGAATTAAAAATCGGAGACACTATTAAAAGACAAGGTATTAAGTTTACTGTTCAAAATATCGAACAAGAAACTTATAAAAACGGGACACCTTCTTTACTTGTATCCTGTACGGCAAATAACAGTAAAGTAGTAGATAGTTTTTTCCACTTTAAATTAACAACAAAAGTAAAATAATCAACTTAAAGGGCAGTCCCCCAGCTGCCCTACTTTTTTTTCAACCACTAAAAAACCAATAATCATGACTGAAAGCCAAGCTGAATTAATTGTTTCAATTCTTAAAAATATTAAAGAAATAGAACAAATTATAAAATCTTTAAGTGCAATTAATGGAGATTGTTTTTCTTTTTCTCCATACGGCCCTGACGATGTAATGATTAATAATCCTACGCTTTACAAACACTTAAAGGAGGAAGTAATTATATATTACAAAAATCAATTAGCCTATTTAAAAAAACAATTTGAAAACTTATAAACTAATGGAAAAAAACTTTACCAACACCCAGTTTAAATGGACATTTGAAAGCATTAGCGATAATATTCCTACAATCATGCTTTTGACAATCGTCCTTACCTACGGCATCAATGCTTATTTAACTGCCATATTTTTACCTATTAATTTTTGGGTTGCAATTACCGCTTCCACCATTTTACAACTCGGACGATTTGCCGTGGTTTTTATGGACTTTCTAAACCCTACTAAGGGAAGAAGCCCTTTCCCACCTAAAATAGCATTAGGAGCGACGGTAATAGCCTTAATCGAAGTTTTCTTCGGGTTAATGGAAAAGTATTCTGGAAGCGAGTTTATAACCATGTTCTTTTTCGTGGGAACAATCGTCTGTTTTGGCTACCTTTTGGAAATAAACTTTGTTAACAAAGGGGTTGAGGCATACGGTTTGGTTGAGCCAAAAGTTATCAAAAGACGCAAAAGAAGGGTCGTTGTAAAAAAAGTCACGGAAGATGCACCAAAAGAAAGTAAGGGTTATGTAACTTCGTTTCAAACGATAACACTTTGAGGATATACATCGGGGTTGACCCAGCAATCAGAATAAACGGAATGGCAGCATGTTTTATTAATCCAGACAAAGTTGTTGAATTTAAAAAATACAAAAGATTTGTAGATTTTTTGGAAGACTCATTTCACTGGCATAAAGATTATGAAAACGCTGTCGTTCTGGTGGAAGATTCCAGCCTCCAAAATGTAACCTTTAACTCTTCCATTAACCGTGCAATCCTTTCCCGTATGTCTCGCAATGTAGGTATGAATCAAGCTGCATCAAGAATTGCTTATGAATGGATTAAGGAGCAAGGTTGTGAAGCCTACAATATTTCCCCAGAGCAAAAGGGGAAGAAATGGGGAAAGGAAATATTTTTAAAAATCTTCCAAAGCGAAGGTTACAAGTTTGAACCAAATTTTAAACCAGCTAAAATAAGTCAGGACGAAATCGACTGTTTTACCCTGGCATTACAAGCTAAAAATTACCAAAAACATGAAAAGAAACATTGAAATTGTTGACGGTTTAAACGCCGCAACGTGGAAGGAAATTGAAAAGATAACCAGAAATTATCCTAAAGAAATTAAGTTCGCCCAGGGCACTCAGGCGAAAATTGCCATGCTTAAATTTTACCTTGACCCAATACTTCCAGATGTTCCGCCACCGATTGAAAGAATGGATCAGGGCAGAATGCTAACCATAGCGTACAGGATTTACAAAGAAGCCGACGGCGATGTGATAAAGGAATTATGTATGAAAATTATAAATCAAATTATAAACTAAGAAATTGATTACGTTTGTTTATGTTAATTAGTTTAGGAGTGGTGAATTAGAGGGTTGGCAGTTGCGTCAACCCTTTCCATTTTAAAACGTAACCCCTTGCGTCTTTGCGTAATCAACCACCGCCCGTGCATGACAAAGAGCCAATGTATCTTGGAAGGCTGGGTCGAACATCATGACTGCATCCTTGTAATTGGTAAAGAATCCGTTTTCCGATAACACGGCTGGCATACTTGTTTGGCTCAGTACAAAGAAATTAGCCTCCTTGTCTGGGTCATTGTCAATGGTATCTATTCGGTAAACCCATTTAGGAAAAGCCTCCTGCACTTCATTGAAAAGAAACGTGGCGTAAATGTCAGCCTTTGTTTCCCCGATTGATGTGAAAACTTCAAAGCCCCTTGCGGCTGTTGATCCTGCCGCGTTGCCGTGAATACTTAGGTACAAAGAAGCCTCATAGTTCTGGGCGTTTATGTTCGCCTTTGCTACGCGCTTAGTAAGGCTAACATCAATCACGGGGTCGTAAACATTGATAACCGACATTCCCCAATCCTTTAAATACTGCTCAATCTTTGCCGCTACCTCACGATTAAAAACGCCTTCAAAGAACCAACCGTAGCCGTGGAACTTTGCGTTGTTATGCTGGAAGCACTTTGATGGATACGTCGTATAATTAAATGGTAACTTTTTCTTTGCATCAATGCCTCCATGACCCGCGTCAAGGAATACACAAAATTTATTTGCTTTCATATTTTTATATTTTTAAGGGCGACGCAAATCAATGCACCGCCCTGTAAACGCATAAGGTAGCGATTCTCTGCGCCTATAATTTAAACCCGATGAGCGAAAAAGCTGCGGAAATCAAAGAAAATTTAGGCGGTAAACTAACCGAAATTTCTTTGCCAGCACATTCTCTGGATGTCTCTTTGATTTTGTCCCAAATGATTTGAGCAAGTTTAACATATTCTCGCCATGTAAATTTGACCTTCTTTCCATCATCAGTAAGAAGTACATTTACCTCTTGTGCAAGTTCCGCAAAATTAAAAGCGTAACAACTCACTGAACCTAAAGGACTGGAAATTGTATCTGCATTTTTTAAAACTTCTTTGAAATTAGTTTCCATTTTATTTTGTTTTAACGTCTAAAAAATCTAAGAATAATTGTACCAATATTTGTTCCAGTTATGGATTTTATATTTTCCGAAATACTAAACAATTCCGTAGCTGCAATAATGAAGCTGACAGAATAGGTGATTTGCGATGGCAGTTGAAAAGTTATACTTGCCCCGTGAAAAATCATTATACCGCAGAAATAGGTCACCACCTTTTGCGATGTGCGATAAAGCCCTTTGCTTGTTATCGGCTCTCCCCTTTTCCTTGCCGCCATGATTCCCGTGACTGTGTCTGCAAAAACTACAAAGATTGTAAATATCAAGAAATGTTTAATGGGTAAGAAAAACGAGAATAGCACTCCGCAACAAATGGAATAGGCAATGCCATCGTAGCCAAGTTTAAAAATGTTGTAGATAACTGCTTTCATTATTCAAGTTTTATGAGCCTTACATCACCATCCACCGTTGCAAATTTGCCATCAGCATATTTATACAAGTCGTATTTAATACCGTTAAAGGCAAAGGAAACTTGATTGGTAAATGTAGATAAAAGTAAGTTGGTTGAAATCGTGTAAACTTTGCCGTTATCAGGATTGAAAATTAAACGCTTGTTTACATTTAACTCAATTTTACCATCAATGATTTCACCGTTAAAATTTAGCCTCCAGTCTCCAAGAAACTTTGCCGTGTCTCTTTGAGCCGTTGTAAAATAAACAGGCTTCCCGCTTATTTGAACGTGTAGGTCGTTGTAATAATTAATCCTTTGTACAGCTTTGCCCTTTGTGATAATAGGCTTTGCATGAATAGCTAACGTGTTGCTTTGCCTTTCCGCATCGGTAACAAGGCTTTGAATAGCAGTTGCACTATCGCCCAATATTTGCTTTGAGCCTGTGACAGTGCTATCCGACAAAGTAGTTTGCTGAATAATGTAATAAATGTTGCCTTGCTTTTGGATGTACACCGTGTCTTTTACAACATCTTGCGCAAAGGAAAACAAGGGAAGGAATAAAAATAGGTATCTCATTTTATTTATTTTCGAGGTTAATAATTCTTTGTTCAAGGGCTTTGATAAGGGCTTGTTGTTCTTGGATGGCTTTGACTAATGTAGCAGTAATCGCCCTATAA